AGTGTGTAAATGAGTTATTCATCACTGCCTCGTAAAATTTGGCAGTTGCTGGAACCATTCGTTCTGCAGAGTTTGGATAACTCACCACTGGCATTCCCTCTTCATCAAACAACATAAAAGTTCTAGAATATCGTGCAGGATCAAATACTACTTCACGAATGCTGTAGTTTGGATTTCTGTATGCATCTATTATACAGGATTCTACTTCAGCAACTGGAATAAACCAGTTCTGATCTGCATCATCTGGTCTTTCCCAAATGTCTAATATATCTAAATGAGGCTTTTCTCCACCTAAATACCAGACAACAATTGCTGTTGAGTCTCCATTAAAGGATCCGTCAAAGCCTAAGATAACATCTTCGCCAGGAATTTGTTCTCTATTCTTAAGAGTTAATGAATCCCATGCGTCCGTTGGTATCCAAGTCTGAGCAGAATCAGTCCATAGATTAAGTCTTTTAGTTTTAAATTCAGCCTCTGGAGTCAAGAGCGAAGCAGACTTCATATCTTCTGCAGATAGGATATCGCCATATGATGGATTTGCAATACGCCAATTATCTTCGTCCTTGTAGTTAAGTTTTTCATCGCCCTGATACCAGGCGAAAAAGAAGGAAGGATCCTCAACCTCACCCTTTGAGAGTTGAACTCCTCTTTGGTACATCTGATAACACAAAGATTCTTTACCTGATGAGTCATACTTCGTTCCAGCAGTGGTGATTGCTACAAGCATTGGCTCTAAACGAGCACCCATAGATAATGACATAGTGTCATACAACTCTCTATTTGGCTGTGAGTGCAACTCGTCAAATGCCACAAATGTAGAGTTCAGACCTTCTTTCGTGAACGCTTCTGACGATAGGGCTCTGTAAACTGTACCTGTTCCTGGATTATAAATAACATCTCTATATGTAGTTAGTACGGCAGATAGTTCTGGTTCTAACTCAATCATTCTCTTTACCGTTTTAAAAATAATCTTAGCCTGGTCTTTATCTGCAGCACATGAATAAATCTGTCCACCGTTTACTCCAAGCAATAACTGCTCTAGGACCAGAGTCGCTAGTAGTGCAGACTTGCCTGCTTTACGAGGAATCCCAATCAAAGCACGGCGATGTTTTAGAAGGCCATTCTCATCTTCTGCATATAAATTAATTAGCAGTTCTTTCTGCCAGGGACGAAGGACTAATTTCTCGCCTACATTACCAGCAATTGAATCCTCAGTAATACGACATAATGTTTCAGCAAAATCAATAACATCATATCCACGACTATTAATTCTTTCAAGTGCGGAAATTGGAGAGAGATATGTTGGAGGCCATGATTGTATTTTCTCCATGCTTATCCCTTAAATGCTAACGAGAGCCTATCCTTGTCAAAATCAATGTCAATAATCTCTACTTGAATTGGCTGACTAACCGTAAATTGCTCAGGAGTAAGTTTACCCATTTTAGATTGATGGATTAAACCAGATACTAAGCCAAGAGAAACAAATACTCCAAAGTTAGTAATACCTGAAACCTTGCCTGTATGTACTTGGCCAATAGCCAATTTACTAAATTGAATCTTCTTATCTTCCTTCTGATCAAACTCAACAAGTGCTTTTCGTGAGATGACGATATTGCCCTTTGCTCTATCAAATTGAATGATCTTGGCTTCTACTCTTTGGCCAACATAATTAGCCAAATCCTCTGACTTATCAACATGGAATTGTGATGCTGGCAAAAATGCTCTTAGGCCAATATCTACTATCATGCCACCCTTGACAATTCTAGTGATTTCTCCAGAGACAATTTTATTATCTGAATTCCATATGGCCTCAATAGAGTTCCATAGAATCTCAACCTCTGCCTCTTTCATAGAGAGAACATAGCCTTCGTCATCTAGCCCTATTACAGTAGCCTGTAAAACCTGGCCTATTGAGACAACATCATGAATATCAAATATCCTCTTGGCAGTTACTTCCTTCTTTGGGATATGGCCTTCGCTCTTACAGCCAATATCTAGAAGTATGCCTTCACGATCAATTTGAACAACTGTTCCTGTGACAATATCACCAACAAAGTACTCCTTCATTGATTCGTCTATTGCTCTTAGGAAGTCTTCTGGTGTTCCTATATCGTTAAGTGTTACTTGGTTCATACTCAGCCCCTTGGTTTATGTCTTCTTCTTCAAAAATTACTTTGGCACGATTCTGCCTTTTCTCTAACAATTTATCAATTGAGGTTGCTGCTCTTACTTCTGCAACTCCTAAACGAGATCTTGAAACTGGATCAAATGCCAGTGAGGTCAGAGCATCCGTAAATGCTTTGTTAACTGCTACATATGCTTTAGCATCTGCAGGCTCTGTGGAAATCATATAACGCTCTCTTGCTGCTTCATTGGCATCAGCAAGGTTTGCTGCATTCTTAACTGACTCAATATCACTAACTGGACTAAGCCAAGTTATAGCCACGCCCCAAGCACGATTCCACAAATCTAATCCAGACTGATTAAGATTTTCTGGTGGTGTTGGTATTTCCTTAGCCATTGGTAAATGCGTAATCACATTTAAATCAGGCAAAGGATGATTTCCAGGGTTGCCCATAAGCCTCTTTAATTCATTAGGCTTAGGAGGTCTTCCCGCAGTTGGTTGAGCCATTAGTTTATTTTTTCCTTTTCTACGAATTCCTTTTTGCAACATCGTTGACAAAACTTGGCCAAATGTCCAAATCTGATAATATTGCTATATTATACAGAACAGGGCAGCCAGGGTAAGGAAGAATTATTCACGCTCAACTTTTGACCCATACCCAGGGTCTGCCAGGGATGGGGGTGAGGGTGGTTGCCTTATGTTAGTTTATTTAGATTATTTAACCTTTAGAACTATTGCATTTTCTACACAAAACAGATATGTTATCTAAAGTATTTAATCCACCATTTGCTATTGAAAGTATATGATCCGCCGTTAGGTCTTTTGTTGATCCACATTTTGTACACCATGGTTGCATCTGTCTTGCTAATCGTGACATTTGCTGCCACTCCCAGTCATATTGATTATGTCTTCTTCTGGGATTCCTTGCTTGCTGCAGTCTTGCACATTGATCGCATCTAGATTTTCTTACTAGGATTCCACAGCCAGGGCACGGCCTATTAAATTTCATATTATATTTATTTATTCTGATTAATATATATTATAACTAATTAATCTAATTCTTCTGCAATACTTGAGCACTCATCACAGTCTATATCATTATCATAATTATCATACTTGATCATGCTACCCAGGTGCTCATCAAATAATGTTAGAGTTGTAGCAGCACCTCTATTTAAAAGGGAATCAATTGCATCAAATGATAATCTCTCATCTGTATCTATCTGAACATTAACTGGACCTAAACTCATACTCATACTAAACATTGTTATCCTTATGGTTGTTGGTATCTTTATCTATCCCGTCAAAATTATCTAGATCATTAATAATATCAATGACTAATAACTGCATCCCATAACCATTTAATTGGCTACCTAATGCGTTAATTGCTTTGACTTTTATAAGTAGATGTTCTTTGATGGACTGTATTGTTTTATCCATGTTTAGCCTCCTCCTGATTTTGGGTAGGCTCTGCACTGTCGCTTCTTATTATACAGGAACTTTTATGTTTAGTCAATTAAACTTCTCGCTTTCGCTATGGCAGAGATATCATATAAACCATTCTTTACTGGTACATTGTGTTCTCTAACTATCTTATTAATCTCTACCTTTGATAGATTCATCCATAGACAAATGGCTTCTATATCTAGCCAAAAGGTTCTATTGGGATTATTCATAGCCAAGGCTAATAGTCTATACAATGTCCAGGATGTACGACATTTATGGCATCTTACTCCTGCCAATAGATTCTCTATATCTATGGCAATATGTGATCTGCATTCATCTGTTGGGCATGGTATTCTTCTAGGCTTCTCTGTGAAGTTCTTATTGATTGCCATACCTTTATTGTGTAGTTCTTTTACTGATCCCGCAAAATCCTCCAACCAATCCTGTTGGACTGTCCATTCAAGATGGGCTAGGTGGAATGAGACTGTTGCAGCAACCTCTTTCTCCACTGTTGCTTCTCTCTGCAGTAAGGCTGGAGGAGTAAGGGATCTTGCTCTACGGATAAGGGCTTCATACTTATGCAGCAGCCCCAGAAGTTCCTTACCCATAGAATAATCTAGTGCATTAACATTGAATCCAATTGATCTCTCTGTGCTTGGTGAGCCTGAGCCTGATCTTCCTGGTGTGACAAATCCAGCAGCACCTTGCTGTAATGCAGGCAACTCAGTCAATGCAGACTTCAAGGATGAGTAGCACTTCTTGCATACCTGTCCTGACTCTACATTAAACCTACATATTGCACATTGCATTGCTTGCCCCTATTTCTTTTCTAATTGATTAAACAGATCCTCAACATTATTAACACCTTTAAATTCTTGCTTGACTACATGTTCTTCTGCTGCTTCTTTAAACATTTCTTTTCTTTGATTAAGTTTATCTACCTTAATTGATAGAAACATTAGTATTACTGGTGCAATCCAACTTAAGAAATAAGCAGCAAGAATCCATCTAAGAACTCCTCTGCCTTTTGTCAAAGCAATAATTCCTGCACATGCCATCCAAACAAATTGCATCATTTCTTCTTCTCCCATTCTTCTGTTTCTACCCAACCAATTTCTTGTTGGGTCCTTCCACAAACGATACACTCTGTCTCGTCCTTTGATGCTGCCTTACAATCTTTACAATAGTAAATCTTGTAGATCACTCTTCAATGCCTTCTAACTCTTTTAACTTCCATGCTGGTATTGGCTTACCAAATGCTTGATAGTGCATATAAGCATAAGCCTCTGCCATTCTTTGCTTCTTCTCTTCTTCTGTGTACTCTTTAATAGTGTACATATGCTTGTCTCTCTTCTTGTCTACTTCTTGCTCTGCCCTTTTATTTTGCTGCCATTTTCTCATATATGCCTTCTTGCAGACCCTACACTCTGTATGAAGTCTAGCCTTATTCTTTTGCTGAGGACCAAAGAACTCATCAGTCAAAGGCTTTGTTATCTTACAGTTAGAGCAGGTTCTGTATTCCATTTATGCGTTGTCTATCCCTTGTGGTACTGAATCAGTAGGATTGTACAAGGCATGTAGCGCATTTAGTCTGCTGTGCATAGCAAGCATATAGTCAAACTGCTCATCAGTTGTGTTTGGCCAATCTGATCTGCTTGTGCTTGGAAGAATCATAACGCCTGTTTCAAGGAAGTTAACAATCTTCTGTGCTTCATAAAGCATTACTCCACTTTTAAGTACTGTGCTTGGATTTACTTGTTCTTGCTGTATCATTTGTTTGCCTTCTTCTCTTGTCTAGTTAGTCTATCATAATGCATTCTACATAGTTGACGAGCATAGTTTGGCTTATTGCAATCTATATCTGAACACTTTACTCTATTTGTTTTAAATGTTTTCTTAACTGCTAGGTTACGACATTCTTTACAATAGTAGTCATAGCCATCATCGTTAGGACGCAAGGCCTTTAACTTGTAGAAGAAGTCTACATGCTTAGGAGTATTGCATCTCTTACAACTTTTAAATCCATTGCTCTCTATCATAGTTCTTGATCTACTCCTATAAGTGAAATATTCTCTGATGAGGTCATAACATTCAAATGCTTTGGATTTACACACTTTGGATTGTTGCAAATGTGATTAATAACTTTAGTTTTTCCAGTAAATGCATCTCCTACTTTAGGTAGAGCATCAAAGCCATAATGCAAAGCATATGCAAAGCGATGAGCCTTTACTGAGTTAGAGTCGTTGACTCCTGATGTTATACGAAATGTACGGTATCTATCTCTAGAGTCCCATCTTGCACCTATAAACTCAACGCATCCATTTGACTTATTTTCTAACTTAGCCTTGAATCTATCTATTACTTTATTATCTGTTATGCCATATTTGATGGCTTTATCTTTATTACTCATAGTCATCATGCAAACACCTGACCTTCGTAGATCTCTAGGTATTCACGAACTGTACTTATTCCCTTGTAATCAAAACATGGCTCACATATTTGCGTCTTAGAATAATCTGGAGCCTCAGCCACAAAGCCTAAGCACCATACGCACATCAAACTGTCTAAATTATTTCTATTCATTTGGTTCTCCCTTTATCTGTAGTTAGGAGCATCTCTGCTGCTATATACTTAATTGTATCATAATTGTATTGCTAATGCAACGAATATAGCCTTTTTATTGTTACATTTGTGTAACGATTTCCTGTGAATTGTCTGTGGGCAACTGATACCAGCCTTGATCAAATTGATTAAGTAGTCTTTGGAAATATCTGTTATATTGCCAACGGATCATATCCATGGAGAAATTCTTATATGCGTCTGTTGCTATTTCTCTATAGTCTAATGTTTTTACCTGTTCCGCCGCATTTATGAACTCAGCAAATGAATTACAACGGTAGCCATTAAATCCATTCTTAACTGTCTCTGTAAATACGCCTAGATCCGTGGTCAGGACAGGCGTTCCACAAGCCAAGGCCTCTAAGTGTGAGTTGCATCCTGGTTCAAGGTATAAGGTAGGGCTGAAGGCTCCTAATGCACCTCCTAGAAGTGCTGCTCTATCTTCTGCTTTAACATTTCCAATGTAAGTTCCATAGGCTGGACGATAATCTCCAGTACCACCAAGAATTAATTCAACTCCAAGGTGCTCACAGACCTGAGATGCTATGTCAATTCCTTTACGCTTTGTTAAACGACCTAAATAGACATAATAGTCCTTTTTGTCCAATTGCATAGAAAACATCTTAGGATCAAAGTAAGGATTGATTACTTGATCCATAAAATTAATATCAACTGAGGCAGCGTTCTTCCATTGTGAATACACTCCTGATCTCCAGGTATTGGACTCAAAGACCTTGTAGTTACTAAATACTCCTGAGTACCCAACTCCATACTCCACTGAAATGTTCTCAGGAAATGCATCTGCTACTGGCTTTTGCGCTAACCCTCCAATGATACATATAAAGTCTTTTGGCTGTATTCTTTTGCTTATTTCTTTAATTGCATTACCGTTGAAGATTTGCCAATGAGGTAAGGTGTTATCAAATGAGGTACTCGTAAAGTGGTTGTTTCCAACTGCTTCAGCCCTTTGTTCTTCAGAGATACAAGTAATTAACTCTGTAGGGTTAGATGTTGTTTCTTCTCCTGCATACAAATAGACTTCATGGCCTATAGAAGTCATCATTCTGACAAAGCCATGAGTCTTGGCTGTATAGGCACAAGAATAATACTCCTCAGTTACTTGCGTATGAGGTAACGCTAAGACATGAAACCTTAGTTTTTGCATTCACAGTTGCCTTGCATCTCATGGATCAGATTATCTAATCTAGTAATTGCTGCATTTAATGAATCTACTGCTTCTTGTACTTTATGTTCAGGTGTAACTTGTCCTCTAATCCATCCATCGCTAACTCCGTCTAAATTTGTATATCCACCCATTTGTTTGCTCCATTTCTTGTTATAGTGTTTATCATTCATATATCTATGAAAATATCTTCTTACCATAGTGTATCACGACCTAACTATCTTTGGTGATTTGCTAATGTTGGTTCTTTTGTTCCTTACATCAGCAATTGTGCCTTTGGCTAGATCTGGAAAGTCTTTGCCTTTATTCCTTTTTTGCCAGGAATCCATGAAGGCTTCAACATGAGAGTCAATTAACTGCATAATCTGCTCATCAGACATAGCATTAAGTTCTGCCTCATTGTGTTTTCTCCAAAAGGATTTAACTATTACTGGTTCATACTCTTTCGTCATTTTTGCTGCTCCAATAGAAATATGCTAACCAACCAATGGACATTGCAATGATTGGACTTCCTGTTACTAGATTAATAACGCCTGCCGTTACTATGGCTTTAAATACATTATCCATTTTTAACCTTTGTCTTTTTCTTTCTTAATTTTCCACCCTTTGGACCAACAGCCTGTCTGTTTGCCAATGATGCTTCATATTCAATAAGAAGTCCTAAATCAGTGCTTGGCTCTTTATAGGTAACTTCTACTGGAAAAACCTTTGTAGTGCTTTGCTTCTTTGACCAAGATCTAGCACCACCGTCTTGAACTATAGTAGTTGTTCTTGCTTTACTTAATTTACTCATATTTTTGTTACTTCCACTGGGAATGTATATTGCTCAATACGCTTTGCAAGTCTTTCTTCTTCTAGTTGTCTTTTAGATATTGGGTTAGTTCCCTTTGCCCTTGGATTTGTGGCATCTGCTCTAGTTGATTTACGCTTTTTCCTTGCACCTAAGAATGAACACATCTCTGGTAAATGGCAGACAAGGCCTTGATCTTTATTCCAGAGAATAACATCTCCAACATCAATTGATCTGTTGCATACACAGCATGTGTTCTTGTACTTGTTGGTTAATTGCTTCCAATTATGGTCTTGATGACTTGCATTAGACAGTAGTCTGTTTTGATGACTTAATCTGTCTCTTTTAAAAGGTTGACTCATTTTCCTTGCCCCATTTCTTTTTTTGTTTTGTTCTTTTTTCTTTTTAGAACCTTCTGAGCAGCAACCCTCACCTTATAAATTAATATAAGTTAAAGAATACTGATCAGAAAGAATCTTCTGATTGCCTGGTGCGAACCCTTGATATTATCGCCAAACGCTTTTGTCCAGTAAATAGAGTATAGCAGCATTGTTTATTAAAAAGCAAGCCAAAGTCTTTTCTTATGTTACATTCATGTAAACTTTTATTACAATCATGTTACAGAAACGGACAATACGGACATTACAGACACAAAAAAGGAAGCCCTGGCCAGAAACGGGAGTTAAAGAACCAGGACTTCCTATGGTCTATGAGTTACTTGGAGGTGAACAACATAGAATTCTATTGTAGCAGGTGCTACTTGGTTATGTCAATATAGTTTAATTTTTGTTTTATTACCGTTTTCATCAGTAGTCCACACTTCAACAAAATCTTCTTCTTGTGTAATTTCTTCTGTCATGATTTCTCCTTAGTACATCTTTACTTTTACTAGATTACCGTCTTTGTCACGGCTCCAGGTTTCAACTGGCTCAAAGCCTAGATCTTCAATATTTAATTCTTCCATCCTAGTACCAGCCTTTCTTCTGAAAATGTTTCCAGGCTCCACACGGATGTGAATGCCTTCTTGAGATATAAGATAATGTAGCGACCAATTGGGACACTGCACTATCTGATTTCTTCATTCCTAGGCTGCTTGCTGTGCTGTCTAGGAGTTGTCCAATTCCACTGGCTGTAGAAACTGGGTTCTCTGCTTTTGGATTCCAGGCTGACTCTTTTCCAATCAACTTGGTCAAACACAGAAATTGCTCTTTGTTGAGCAAATCCTTAGCCACTTCCTTTGCATTTACGCTCAGCAATGGTGGCCTGTCTTTATATATAACTAACTCAGGTACTGCTTGTTCTGTTGTAATGCTTGCTTGAATAAAAATTGCTAGTAAAGAGACAATTACTGCTCTTTGCCATAATTTAATTTTTCCGTTAATAAATCTTCTCCTTTGGTAGTTGAACTGCCCCTACTCATTGGCATAGATTTACCTCCTTTACAATTTGTTCTTCTCAATTAAATCACAGATCTGGTCAACAGTCCAGTCATCTAGACCTTCAACCTCAAATAATCTCTCCACCAGTTCTTCCTTGGCAAAGATATATCCGTCTGTGAAACCTTCTTTGTACTCTGACATTGTTCAATTCTACACTATGTTCGTTTATCTGGCTTAATTTAATCTAATCCATCTCTTATATTCATACTCCAGCATATCTTGCAATAGTCATTACGACCATCTTGATTGCTGATCTTTTTGCCAAACTCTGTTATATCTTTCTTCTTGTTACAGTTAATACAAATCTTGCTATCTCTTTGAATGTGGCTTCTTATGACTTCCGTCCGTTTTTTGTTAAAATAATAATGACTGGCACAAGGTCTGCAATAGGATCCGTAGCCATCGCCATATTTCCTATTAGATTTATTAAACTCTTCATAGGGCTTTTTAATATTACAAATTGCACAGTATTTCATTATGTCCTAAATGTCCGTTTTGTACCTTTTGTACTATTTTACTCTACATCTATAGGACATGCAACTTACTGGAATAGCCTTTTTAAGCCTTCTGCAGCGTTTTTAAGACACTTTAATTGCTTCCAGGGCATCTAGTATGGGTAGGTACCTGAAAAGGCTTCTACGGTTTAGAACAAGCGTGGTTTTAAGCCAAACTGTAGCCCTTATGGGAATCAGTTCTACGCTTCCAGATAATTGAGCCATAAACATTAACTAATTTAATTAACTTGGCTTCCTGTGCTGTTAGGCATCGCCTTTCAGTTATCTTACCTGTGCGATGCTTATCTCCTGCCTCAGTAGTCAAAAAGTTTAAATGACATGCTGGGCAAACCTCTACGGTATTTGCTAATTTTTCTTTTGTCCATGAATTAATGTGTGTAGTCATAAATCCATTGTAGACTATCTGACTGACAAATGTCAAGAATAGGAAAAAGACCTCAGAACTTAATCTGAGGCCCTTCCTTGTAGATAAATGAACAGACAAATATTGGTGGTTCTGTATTTGATCTACATAGCCCTATTGTACTCTTATTTACTTTTTAATGCCAAATTCTTTTTCATTAGGCTGTAGTGCCTTTACGAGAGGACCAACGAGCCCTGCCACAAATGCGTTTGCTAATACCTTTGGGTCTGTGATTCCAGCCATGTACATAGCAAGTACGGCTGCTAGAGACGCTCTAAGATAAGAGGCTCCTGCTGCTAGTGCTTGATCTTTGGCTGTCTTTGCTGTTTTCTTTGTAGCCATTATTTCTCCTTTGGTGGTGCTTTTCTTTTAGGTCGTACATTCTCAGTCATGAGAATATTCATAATTTGCTGTACCTGGATTTCTAGCCTATTAACGGAATCTTTGAGGCTTGATCCAGAATTGGGTTTTAATTCAGATAGGTAGTGTTTTACCATCCAACGAACTGCTGTAGCAAGTCCTCCAACTAATGTAAAGATTGCTACAAAAAATGCAGCCCAGTCTTGTGGTGTCACTTATTTACCTCTGCTTCCCAGAAATCTTTTTCTGCTTGATATTTTTCTTCAAAGTTTGCAACATGACGATAGTCACAGCATTTGCATATTGGTCTGTCATTGCTATAGTCTGGCATTGACCAATAACCCATCTTGGCTCTAAATCTAAAATCTGACTTCCATGAGTTTTCAGCATGTCCTTCTGGTGTAAACGCCCAGTGATCAGGCTCTGCAAATTGCATAAATAGCAAATGAACAAACTTGTCTTCATCCTCTGATGGAAACTCTGGTCTCCAATGCATTTGATAATTTCCACAAAAGACAATACAGTCATTTGGCTGCTCGTCAAAGTAAACATCATCTACTGCTAATTGCCAGTCAATGTTCTTATCAATGCAAATATCTAGAGAATACTGACAGGCTGATTGATCGTAGTGCTTCCATAATTGTGGCTTAATACCGTTTTGTTTTTGGTATCTTCCAGTGTGGAATCCTGCTCTACGAATTGTGTCAGATCCAAATGTCTTCTTTGCTAGTTCAAGAATCTCTGCTTCAGTTTCAGCATCAAAGCGTACTTCTTCTAGCCAGCGTCCTGCGACTGTGTGATAGAAGTGTGGGCCATCAGGCCCTAGATTCATTTCTAACAACTGCTTCCTTACCTTCTCAAATAGTTCTGCTGGAAGGAAGTTCTTGACAGACCTTGTGTCTACTGCTTTCATGTTTTCTCCTTTTTAGATATTTGCTATACTATTATACATGTATAATCAATTTTATTTTTTACACCTTGATAAGGTTACAGCAAAAACTGCAGGTATTAGGATGTTTAATAGTCTATACACTGTTATTGAGGACAATGGAATATCAGCAATAGAATTAAACAAAACTCATTCTAGTCATAACCAGTGGAAAGACTTTGATTCAAATACTTTTATTTTGTGTTTAGTTAGAGATCCTATATGGAGGACTGTTTCAGATTTTATATGGTGGTCTAACTATGGAGACAATGGGATCAGAACAAATGCAAAAAGTAGGGACAGGGATTGCCCAACTCTTACAATAGAAAATCTTTTAATCTGGCTTGAGACTAAACATATTAAAAATTATCAGTCTAAAATTATTGGAAGTAATCGTTCTAGAATTAATATGCTTGTTCGTGTTGAGGGCCTAAAAGGAAATGAAAATAAATTTAGAAAGAGCGTACTTGATTCTCTTGGAATATCTCATGAGTTTCCACACTATCCTGTAGACTTTGAATATGCTTTTATGCCAATAGAAGATCCATTTTTAAGTTTAATAAATAACAATGTAGAAATATTAAACACTATAAAAGAATATAATCAAGAAGATGTTGAACTATATTCTCATGCATCAATAATTTGATTAAATAATTCTTTAGTTACAGACTCATAAGATTCTAAACTATGAATTTTTATTAACTGGTAGTCAAAATCAATGACTCTCTCTATATCTTTGTTATATTCATGATTAAACCACATGTGCGTTTGCAAGCAATAGTGCTTTACTCCGTTATCACAGAATATGCTGTTCCATGTATTTGCACCCATTAGTCCAGCAACATGTGTAGCATTATACATATACATTATTTGTTCTTTTATTGGCATACCTGAAAAATTTATCACATGGTAGCCTTTTTGAACAAAGAAATCTTCTAAGGCATTTTCAACATGTTCTTCATTATATCTAGATATATGATTTTTCATATCATGTTTATCTAAATAGTTGCTTACACTTCTTCTAGAGACATATACCTTTTTTGGATATGATGAATCTTTGACCATAAACTCTTTAAAAAATTCTCTTACCTGTTCGTTGTTTGTATGTTTAAACTGATCAAAATAAGGAAACTCTGTAGATACAAAGAATGTTGCTGTATCGTAAATTACTGCTACTTTTTCAAACTCTATATTATTATTTAAAATAGCGTCTATGCTTAAAAATACAATTGGAATGTTTTTTTCTGATAAAAGTTCTAATGTTTTTTGAATGGGTTCGTGTGTGTCATGATAATCTTGGGCTGCCCAGTGTGCGTTTATCCATAAAACTTTGGCATTTGGATCTATATGTTCTCTGTAGTATAGAAAAGATCCAAGATACTCTTTAAGAAAATGAAAATAATGAGGTGTTGGAACTATTGGAAGATAGGTTCCTTTTAACTTTCTTATTCTTGTTTCTTCATGTGTTATGGCATATCTAACATTGTCAAACTCATAAATAGTATTTTCTTCGTGATCAAAAGATCTAACATGCTTATATGTTACTCCTGGCTTAAGAAAATTTATTTCTGTGTCTATGCCATCCACTGTACAGTCACATATCTCATTCCACTTGTAACTGGATGAACTTGGTGGTTATATATAAAGTTTGATGGGAAGATAAGAAGGTCATTTTTCTTTGCCTTGAATCTTACGCCATGTCTATTAAACTCAACATCTCCACCTTCATAGTCATCATTTAGATAATAGGTCAAAGATATTCTGCGAGTAAAGAATGGATGATCATCTATGTGGTCATGAAACATTTGATTTTGACCATATCTAAGTAGTTGAGGTGCTTCAAAGTTTTCTATCTTGGCATAGTAATGAGCCATATATTGATCTAAGCATGGCTTTAGATTAGAGTGAAACTTTCTTGTATATTCAGATAAAGTATCATCGCCATGGCTTTCATGATGAGGAAGCATAATTAGATCTGTGTCTCTAGCCTTTGTATTTGTGCCAGACTCATGTTGTTCTTCATTTGTAAGAACTTCTGCTGGTCTCCAAGAAATTCCATCTTCTTCTATTCTCTTAATATAGTCCATTGATTCAGGAAATATGTTTTCAAATACTACAATTCCTGGTGCTAGTTCTTTCATTTTATTGTCCTCCATTTGTAAAATCTTACAACTACATATCTTGTACCTGACAAAACCTTGTGGACTTTATGTGAGAATACATAGTTGGAAGGAAAGATAATAATATCACCTGGATCTGGTCTATAAATCTTATTGAACCAAACATATTCTAATTCTCCACCAGTATAATCATTGTTTATATACATGGTCAGAGATACTGTTCTTGGATTATCATAATTCTCATCAAGATGAGTTCCAAATTGTTGTCCTTCTCCGTACCTGACTAATTGCCAGTTTTCTGGAACAATTCCATCAATAGCGTATTGTCTGCAATAATCTTTTAGGCATTGGTCTAATGACGACTCTAATATTTCTTCAATGTCAAATAGTGTAGTTTCTTTTGAATCCTGCTTAATATAACAGATACCAACATCTCTGGCTCCACCAATTTCGTCATAATTGACTCTTTTCATAAGATCAAGTAGGTAGGCCCTATCTTTGATTGCATCTTTATAGATTACAATACCTGGAGAAAGTTCTTCTTTATTCATTACCATTTTCCTAACGGACACTTTGCTTCTTGCAATTTTGTTTTAAATAGCATGTTGCATCCACATTTTTTACACAAAGATGTTGATTTCATAAACTCTGGACAGGCTCTACAGGTGTCTAGTCTATTGCTAGAGTCTTCTTCAGAAGCCTTTGGTGCTGATGGCTTAAGCAAGTCAAATGGTGTTACTCCATTTTTTTCTTTATATTTTTTCCAAGGTGTTTCCATTTCGCCCCTATTTTTATTATTTTGTAAAGTTAGCGTGTCCAAAATATATATTTGGATTACTTGCTAAAGCAGATCCAAACTCTGGTGTTGTTGTTAATTGATCAATTTCTTCACCACTATAGTCAATAAATTTAACAATTGAGCATTCTTCGTTAACACATTCAATTGTTTTTGTTTTATTAAATAAGTTCATGAACCAGTCATATGTTTGAATTTTCTTTATCCATTCAATGTCACCATCTTCATTTTTTAAATTAAAGATAATTCCACGAATTCTGTAGGAATCTCCTTCAGCAACAGAGTCTATTAATGCTTGACGGTCTGTTTCTGAAAAGAATATATCATTATCTGTTAGCATAACGCTCCTTTTTTATAAGTATAACATAAATCAATTATGCACATGGTCCACAACCTGACGCTGGGCTTGTTCCTGGTCCATAACATAGACCAACTCCTGCTCCATCGCAAATTGCATTTGCATTGGCATAGGCTTCAGCAAAAGTAGCAAATGCATAACTGTCGCAACCTTGTACGCAAGAGCAACATGCCCAGTAATAAGTTGTTAATGGACTTACTGGAGGTACAACTGGTGGTACTACTGGAGGAACCACAGGTGGAACAACTGGTGGAACAACTGGTGGGACAACTGGAGGTACGACAGGAGGAACCACTGGAGGCACCACAGGAGGTACTACAGGAGGTGGAGTTACAGGTGGGACAACTGGAGGTACCACAGGAGGTGGAGTTACAGGTGGCACAACAGGAGGCACAACTGGAGGAACCACAGGTGGTACGACAGGAGGAACTACTGGAGGTACGACAGGAGGAACTACGGGTGGGACCACAGGTGGGACCACAGGTGGAGGTGTTGGTGCAATATATTGTAATGCTACACCTATACCACTTGGGCTACGAAATAATGGACTCACGATTCTCCTTTTAAATATTAATTAAGCAAACTTGTTTTGTGAAGCAAGAACTGTATATGTTGGTGTTGCTGCAGTCTTTATAATTGTATAAACATATGCGTCTATTCCGTTTACAGTTCCTGAAGCAGGTGCTGATCCACCTAGCCACTTAGGAGTTACTGCTGATCCATCAATAGTAAATGCTGTTGGAATATATGCTGTAGCAGTATTTGTATTAAGATAAACAATAGAGATTTGTTCTCCAATTGCCATTGTTGAGTTAAGAGTTGCTGCACCACTTCCACGAACATTTATTGTCCAGTCTGCTGTAGCAGCACCAGTATAATATTCAACAGATGCTGTTAAAGTATCAATATTAATAGTGCCTGTTGATCCAGCAGCAACAATTTCAACTGTTTCCTTTGGTGAGGTTAGGGTTCCATTGGTCATGTCTCCAATGCCTTCCCAGGCTGTTCCGTTATAGAAAACGGTAGCGTTAGTATCAGCAAGGTATGCGAACATTCCTTCTTGCACAACACCTACTGTTAAGGCAGCATCTCTTGCAGCAGCGTTAGCAAAGTACATGATTGATTGATTCTGCAGGTTAAATTGAACCTGTGCTGCAGTTAGAACATCGCCTGTTGTAAATAAACGATATCCAGCGTTTGGACTACCTATTGGCATCTTTTTTCTCCTTTAGTATGATAGTGCATTATTATTAGGTGGATCTGTTAATCCTAGTATACCTTGTTCTGGCGAATCTAGAATAAAAGCCTGGATAATTGGTTCTGCTGTCAGAAGTTTTGTATTCCAGACTCCTGGTCTTACATCGTGCTGAACTCCTTGTACAAACAACTCACGAGTAATTGTAGAACCACCAGACAAGGTTTTTGTAATATTTATAAGTGTATAGATATCCATACCAAGATTTACAAGTGTCTCAAACTCAGTTCCTGTTGCTAAGTTTAAACTCATAGAGTCAATTCTTATTTGTGAATTTTTACGGGCAGCAAGTAATGTATTTGCCTGATCTAATGATTCCTGATCTGTCTGTACAAGGATATCGCTTCTTTGTCCTGACTTAGTAAAATAAGTAGCAATACTTGCTGCATCTGTAGCAGTTTGAGGTAGTGCAGGACCAATATTATCGTCATATCTTGTGACTGTAACATCATTAAGAATTAGTTGATCGTCAAATGCAAAGTCTAGGTTTGTATATGTTAAATCTGTTGAGCCTGTAGGAACATCTGTATAGTTTCTTACGCTAACATCAGCCAACTCTGAAACATCAGTACGATCTAAAAATCTTGCTTCGCCCTGTCTTGATATAAAGAAAGCACCAAATTCTGATTGTTCAACGGTCTGAATAGCCTGCAAAATTCCTCTATTACCACCAGGATCTGCTTGCATTGTAGAGTCACCAACATCTATACTTCTTAAAGAATTTGGAAATCCTGCAAAGTCAAGCAAAGAATTTATTCTTGCACCAGATAATTGACCTGCTGTACATCCAGCAACGGGAGCAGTTCCAGTAGAGACATTGTTTAAAAGACGGAACCCATCAGTACATTGTAGTGTAACTGTAGAGGTTTGCTGAACTCCTTGATAGAAAGAAGTATCAAATGAGTTGATGTATCCAGAAAATAGACCAATTCTATATGTTGTTGCTCCTAAGACTGTATCTGCATAGATTCTTATTTTGCGTAATGGCAGTAATTTACCATAGTATGGAGATGCTGTATTCTGAGGATTAAAGTCTGAATCAGGATCATTTATCGTTACCGTCGCAGTTCCAGCCTCAAAGTTTGTAAGAATACGGTTACGACCTCTACGAGTAGATACTGACATAACCATGTTAGTAATATTAGCAATATCTGCTGCAGAGTCTGCCAAAATATTAGTTCCAAGAATTCCATAGTCTGGATCGTCTAAGAGAAAAGGATATCCAAATGATGCTCCATTTGAAAAGTCAATCTCTACGCCTATTACTGGAATTGCCATTACACTGCCTGCAATGTTAGAGTGTTACCGTTTGTCTGGGTAGCAAGCAATCCATTTCTGACTGCAGTAACTAAATCTTGTTGAGTTGATACAGAACCATTAACTGTTAGATTAACTGTTGTACTTCCACCAGCCTGCAGATTTTTAAATCCTGAATCTGATGCTGACATAACTCCTTGTGCTGCTCTAAATCTAAATCTTTCATCATAATCCATTTGTGCTGATGCTGCTCTAGATGCTGCTGCATCTGCTGCTTCTTTAGCCTTAAATGCTGCTAATGATGAAGCCTGTCTTGCTGCTGCATCTGCTGCTGCTCTTGCTGCCTCTGCTGCTCTTAGTTGGGCTGCTATAGATGCTGCACCTATTGCTCCAGATTCTTGTGCTGCTAATGCACTTGGATTTACTCCTGCTGCAGCGATGGCTGCTGCATCCATGTCACCTTTAGCCTTGGCTGCTGCATAGGCATCTGCTGCTGCTTTAGAAGCGTCTGCTGCTGCAGTCGCTGCTGCTGCCGTTGTTGCTGCTGCTGTTGCTGCATCTGCTGCTGATGAGGATGATGAACTACTTGATGAACTGCTTGATGAACTTGATGCACCACCAGCAAGTTTTCTTAGATACTCATCTAATGCTGCTGTTGCAGATTTCCATGCAATTTCTGCTGCCTTGGCAGGATCAATCAGGGTACCTGAATAAGAAACAGGAGAACCAATCTTAACTATATAAGCAACAACTTCATCAGTAGTCATCTTCCACTTGGACATTAACTTCTGAATTTCAGAATCTGTTAGTTTACCGTCATTTACTACGCCAACAAAGTCAGCATATTGACGAACCTGATCTTCAGTTAACTTCCACTTAGACTTTAATTTCTCAATTTCAGCATCGCTTAGGACTCCATCATTTAAGTATGAGAAGAAATCAAGGTATTGGGCTGCTTGTTCTTTAGTGCTTCCCCAAGACTTAGCAAGTTGTTCTATCTCATAATCTGAAATTGTTCCATCTGCTACTGCCTGGAATTGAATTAAATATGCTCTAACTGCTTGTTCTGGAAGTTTCCATCCCATAGCAAGGGCTTTAACCTCTGAATCAGTAATCTTTTCATCTGCAATTACACGAAGAATATCAACATATCTTAGAGACAGTGTATTTCTTATTTCTTGTAATAGGATGTTTTCTTTTAATGCAGCAAGTTTCTTTAGTTCTGCTTCATTGTCTTTTTGCTTAAGTAGCAATAGTTCTGCTGCTCTAAAGTTAATTGCTTCATACTCTGCTGCATCAAGAGAACTTACAGGAGTAATTCCTTTACCAATTTTGGCTTTGCCAGTTCCTGGAACAGCATTTAACTTCTTAAGTCTTGCTAGAACTGCTTCTCTTAATGCTACTGCTTTTGCATTCTTAGCAGCCTCTTTAGCATTCTTTGCTTCCATTGCTGCAAATATTTTTTCTTGTTCTATCTGTTCTTTTGTCTTACTGTTTTGCTCTTCCTGCTTTTTAATAGCAGCATCACGAGCCTGATCCATGGTCTGGATGCCCTTTAGAACAGTTGTTTTATAGATATTCCACTCTATGGCTGCTGCTTCTGGAGATAATTTAACCTTATCTTTATCAAAGTATTCAAATGCTGCTGCTAATGCTCCTAATACAGCAACAGCAATTGCTATTTGCTTTGCATATTTAGCAAGGAAAACACCAATGCTTTTAAGTGTTGCTATAAATGCTACTAAAGCAACATTGGCTGCAGCAGTTGCTGTAGCAAAAAAGCCCATTCCAGTTGCACTAGCCATGATGCCAGTTGTTGCTACTTTTACTGAAGTAACTATGCTAGTAAATCCTGTTCTTAATGCAACCAAGGCTGTAGCAGCCGCTCTAACTCCAGGATCTAACGCTTTAAACTTTGCTAATGCTCTTGATTGAGAATCTGCATTTGCCATAGCAGCAATAGACATTTTAAATGATGCACCAGTAACTGCAGCCATTGCAAATTTAAGTGTGCCAAGTACTCTTGTTGTGGCATAGGCTATTGCTGCAAGTTGAATATATCCACCAATACCAAGTGGAAGAATGTCATTTATTTTACCAATTACTGCATAGATATTGCCAAAGGCATGTGCAGTTTCTTGAATGTTTTTAACAGTACTTTCAAGGGCAGAAGATATCTTATACTGGTTTAAATATATAAAGTATTCAAGTTGAGGAACAATCTTGTCTTGAATATATGTTGCAAGGACTATGAGTCCTGGCATTAATGATACACCAAGTCTATCTTTCACCTGGTTTATTGATAGTCTTAGTTTTTCTAATTTCCCCGCAAAAGTATTTGCTGCTGCTGCAGCCTGTCCTTCACTAATTCTACTTAATTGAACTAAGATTGCTCCAAGGTCTTTTGCCTTGATTGCATCTTCATCAAGAGGTAGGCCTAACTTCTTGAGTGCCGTAAAATTACCATTTACAGCCTTTGAAAGTGCCATTGAAACGGCACCTAAATCTTTTCCTGACGCTGCTGAAACATCTGTTGATAGAGATAATAAAGCCTGTGCTTGGCTAAGATCTCCAGTTGCTGTAGCAAGTGTCTGAAGAGCAGGGATTAGTTGTTCGTTGTCAATAGCAACTTGTAATTCAAGAGCATCTAAAAAGTTTGCATTAGCAGCAATTGCAGACTCTGTAGCATTAGTGTTATTTCTTAATGCAATATCTAATGCTGTTAAGGCTTTTTCATCTGCTGCTGCACCTTTTACTGCGTCTAACGCTAATTTACCAGCAAATGCGGCTGTGGCTGCACCTGCGACTGCAAAAGATTTTGTTGCCTTCTTGCCAAATGCATCAATCTTTTTACCAAGTTTTTGGATATCTCTTTGTGCTTCTTTACTACCTTTATCAGAATACTGGGAAAGAATTCTGGCGACTACTGCACCTGTTGCCATGTTATGTTCTCTCCTTATCTAAATTCTTTTGTAGTTTTGACTTTACATCTCCAAAAGCACTAAAGACATTCTTAATAATTCTGTCTTTATTCTTGTCTACTGATTTCCAGATTAAACGAGATGCTTGTGATTCTCTCTTTTCAAGATTACTAATAAATCTGCCAGATCTATTTGTTCTTCCTGCTAATTCATAAATAACACCAGCAGCAGATTTGTTCTTTAATGCACCTGCTGATGTAGTATAGTCTTTTCGTACTTTACCCTCAGCCTTTGTGCTTGAAATTCCTTGCCTAATAACACTCTGATCCCATGCAGGCCATCCTGCACCACCACGAGTACGAGGCTTTTTAGGAGGCTGTGTGTTCCATCCACTAAGAGGTGGAGCACCAGCAACAAATCCTTGAGCATCTTTTTTAGCAACACTCAGTTCAGAGTTAATAACCTTAGTGAACTCTTTAACTGCTTGCTTATCAAAAGACTCTAATGCTTTTAGTGTCTCTTTAACACCAGTCAACACTATTGCATCTTTGCTCATTTAATGATCCTTATTTTTTTCTTTTAAGTAAATAACAATTGCTTCAAGTACTCCATCTGGAGCATCCATCAAATCAACTGGAGATATGCCAGTCTCCACAGAAATCATTGCTAACGAATATGTTAGGCTGTCTCTGTGGATTCTAAATTTGGGTCTACGACTAACTCAACACTATCTAAAGTGTCAAGGAAACTCTCGCCCCAAGGCTTTACAACTTTTCCACTATCTTTTAAAGCACTCCACGCAAGGAAGTAGATGTGTTCTAGTTTCTGGTCTTCGCCAAGTAGTTTAGCGAATCCTTTGCCAAATTTTTGTTCAAATGCAACTATTGATCGTGGTCTTAGGGATAGTAATCCTTCAAATCCGTCAGTAGTCTTTACTTTTATGTGTAGTCCGTCCATTTTGCTTGCCCCTTCTAAGGTGTGATTGTTTTTAAATATTACTACGGAGTAATATCTTTAGTTATTGCTCCAGATATAGGCCATGTGACTGAGGCCGTAGATAGTTCACCTACGGCTCCAGACAACGGTTGCCACTCTGAAATTAATACTCCAAATGAATACTCTGGATTAAATGCACTTATTGGTGCACTTGCTACAGGCTTTATTCTACAAGTAACAGTAGTTCCTATGAAAGGATAGATGACTTGTTCTAATCCACTGTAAGCACTAGCGTCACCAAAATCTTGGTAGAACTGAAAACTTACAGAGTTTTGTCCAAGCCCTGCGATTACTGTCTTGTAAACATCATTCATTTGTGTTGTCTCAATAAGGTCATGCGTTGTGCTAAGCGAGATTGCTGACACAAAATCACTTATATCAAAAGTTGTGGCTCCTGATGTAAGTGCGACATATCCATTAGTTAAGACTATTTTGCTCATTTGTTATTAGACCGTCTTTGTAATAACACCAGAAATTGGCCAGGTGACGGATGCAGTGGCTAGTTCGCCTACAGCACCGTTTAGTGGTGTCCATTCTGAAACCAAAGCCTCAAATGTGTATTTAGGATTGGTTGGTCCTTGTGTTGCTGAAGTAATTGGTTGAACTTCAATAGCCGTAATTTCTCCAAGTAGTGGATAAATTGTTTGTTCTACTGGTGTGTTTCCTGCACCAGGATCTGCAAAGTCTTGGTGGAACTCAAGTGTTACTGAGTTATCAACAAGTCCTGCTGTACGAGTCTTTGCTGCATCTGGAACATTTCCTCCAGCGAATGCAGTGGTCTCAATTACATCATATGTGCTTCCAAGCGTTACTGAAGCAACATGATTTGAGAGGTCTACACCTCCAACGACTACCTGTACATTTGTTAGTACTATTCTTGCCATGGTTTTTCTCCTTGTTCGTTATCTAGATTAAAAACAGGGAGTGTATCCACTACCTGCTGAACTGCTTCTACTGCTTCTACTTCTTTTACTGCTTTTGGTGTATTTGTTGATTCTTTGATATTGCCTGAAGCAAGAAGATGTTCAACACTTCCTCCTGCACTAAGTATATCACTTGTAGTAAGTTTTTCACCATTTAATTTACCACAAACTTTAGCACCTGATACTACATATTGCATTGTTTTCTCCTTAGCCCCAAATTGTGAGGTTGTAACGGTATGATAAGAAAGACTGATCACCAGAAGTATATGTACCACTTTCAGCACTTATAACTCTGAGTGTATCAACAAGGCCACCTAGTGATCTATCTGACTCTAAAGCAGTTTTGATTGAACCATTACCACTTCCAGCCAGGAAATTGTCAAGTTTATCTTGTCCTGTTCTTTCTGATATTCTTTGTACAATCACAAATATATCAACAGATGCTTGGTCTAAGCCACGCATGTTGTCAATATCAAATGTGAAATCTAATTGTCCTACTACTGCACATGGCGGAACAATAACATCTGGAATCAAATCATAGACTCTTAAGTTTGTTATTGTCTGTAGATTTGCTTTTAACGCATCTCTTACACCATTAATATTGGAAATAGCCATTAGAATGCCAACCCAAAGTTTCTACGGTATGTTTTTAGAAGCATCTCAACATCTGGATCTAGACGAGAGTTCAAACGAACTGTCCCTAGTTCTACAGATCCTGCAATACCAAATGGAGATTGCTTTCTAACAAATAATCTTGATGCCTGAATCTTGCAGGCTAATTCTACTTCGTAAGGTATTGCTTTGAAGCCCCAGACTCCAGTTATTTTAACTGTCTGAGGAAAGAAGTAAGGAAAGACATATGTCTGAATTGCTAATAGTCTTGTTATTGGCATACCTACTTCTGGATTATTAACAGGCTCATACATAATGTCTGTGTCTAAGTTCCAGACTTGTGTGAATGGTCCAGACTGATTTGCTCTTGATCTTACTTCTGTTGGTTCAATAAGGTCATCTATCTCTAGATACCACGGACTTA